GATACGTCACATGAAACAAAATACTGGTGATCCGGAATCGGATTTTCATAGATATCCACAAACTCCCAAATTTTAGCAAGTGGCGGTTTGAAGGTCATGGTTCTAAGTTTGATAGGACTGATTAGTGTATGGACCGAACCGATAAATTCACACTCAAATTCTTGAGCGAACTGTTGCTCTGAGGTGTTGGAAATGGTTTCTTTCTGCCATGCTTCATCTCTACCTGGCACTTCGCTCCAATGGACTTCAAGCGGTACATATTGACTTCTACCCTCAACAGCATCCTGCCAAATCTTGTAAAACATGTTCATACCGCGAGGAGTTGAAACGATAATAGTCTTTGTGGTTGAACCGGATGAAATTGTTGGATAGGTAGACTTGAAAAAGTCTTCTGCTAGGTTATTGTGAATGTGGGCAAATTCGTCAAGGAAAATTAGGTTGTATGTATCACCACGACCAGAACTTTCATTGGTTCCGGAAGCGACAATCTTTGATCCGTTTTCAAGGACGATAGACCCTTCGTTCCATTTTGAGATTCCTTGTTGTAACCACTTGGGCAGGAATTCATATGCTAGTTTAAGTCTTGATAAGAGTTCCCTTGCTAGATCACCTTTGTTGGCAAAGATGGCGATCTTGTAATAGTCATTAAATAGGATTGTATGTAGCATATATGCTAGAGTTGTGGTTGATTTTCCTGTCTGTCTAGGGAACTTCAAGACCACGAAACGATTTTCAGCAAACGTATCCACAACCTTTTCTTGGAAGGGGTACATATCAAAAGGGACTAGACCTTCATCCACGTTGATAATTTTAATATATGTCTTGATGAAATACTTGATATCGTCGCGGCACTTCTGGAATTCAAGGACATTATCTTTGGTAAAATGGATTTGTTCGCCTTCTCTCTTCAGGCGTTCGTTTCCCATATAACCAACTTTTTGCCATTTTGCCATCTATTCGTCGTCCTCTAATTCGCCCTTGAGTGCTTTCTGAAGTTCAGCAGTTGAACCAACGAACACCGCTTTTTCAATATTGGTGCCGCCTGACCCAACAGTTGGACCGTCTCTTTTATCTGTGATTTCTTTGGTTTGTTTGTGTAGGTTTAGAATGGCCACATTGGAATCTGTCAGTTGTTTTAATAACTGGCCGACGACTTCAAACGCCCTTGGGTGTTCCGTATCGTCAGCAACTTCCTTAGCAGTTTCAAGTGCTTCAGCACCGATTTCCGATATAGCGTGTAGGTTTTTCCGGACACGCTTATAATCGTCTTCCATATCTTGTTCACTATTTACCTCACTTTCAACAACTGTTGAAACCTCAGTATTTGGTGAAATAACCTCAACTTCTTTACTCATATTCATAATTCCTATAGAGTTCTATGCTCTATCTATACGTTTCAAGTCACCAATCCAAGCAATTTGTTCTTTTGTTCTATTTTTCTTATATCAAATAGAGAACCTTGCCAATCACGATTAGGACCATCCCGTAGATCAAGAGCGACTTGCCAACTCTTCATCGCTCTAGATGCGACCATTCTCCATACCTTTTTTACGTCTTTAGTGTTTCCAGCAATCCCAAAAGATGTATCAGTATTATGAGTAACTTTTACCCAGTTGTTTTTCACAGCCCATTTCATAAAACTGCCGCCCATATCTATCCCACGATCTTCAGCATAATCACCTAAAACGTTTCTATGGTTCTGATGCTCAACATCTAGGACTTCTCTAGTTTTAGCATTGATCCATGAACCATATTCATCCCAATTAATACGGCCTTCGTCTAATTCAACAAATTCTAAGAATGTCAGCATCAACCATAACCCAACTTTTTGAGAGCGTCAATAGTTTTTTTGACTGAGGTATGTAATATACCAATGCCGCCCGCAGCTTCCCATTCGGTGATATTCTTTTGGTGATCGTCCACAAGAACATTACCTTTAGCGTAAAGTTGTTTATCTTTGCGTTTTACAATATGGATGGTTCCGCCCACATTACCAAGATTATTCTTTAACCATGTTTTCTTACCCTTAACTGCCTCATCCCATTGTTGCGGAGCGGCAGATAGAATATTTGGTTTATGTGGGCGGATAAAGTTCCACAGTTTTTTGGCGTCCTTCATCACTGGAAGTCCTTCCCAAAAACCGGGGGTTTCGTCTATTTGTTTCCATTCAGCATCAGTAAGTTTTCTTCCGCGGCCTGGAAATTTCAGTCCGAGGACAGCGGACGCCCCTGAGCGGAAGTCAGCAAGAACGCCGTCCATATCGATGTAAAGTGCGCCAAGTGACCCACGGTTTGCTGTAACCTTAGCGGACCCCTCTGTGATAAATTCCTTGAAGTTTTTCATTTGAATGTCCATCCACCTGTTCTTTGTTGAATAGTAGATTTCAATAGTTTAGCTAATCCTTCTAAAGTATTGGCGCCTGCCTTTAAATTCATATCATTTTGCTCATCATAAGCTTTAAATTTTATTCCTTCCTTCTTGATTACGAAAGTAGGGAAACGGCGTTTTCTACCAAATTGTCCGCCAGTTTTTACAAAATTTAATTCATCTTGTGGGACAGCTTCTTCGGTGATAAATTCCTTGAAGTTTTTCATGCTCTCTCTTTTTTACTTAGAGTCGGACCCGGTTGTGGTTTAGGTTTCTGCCCACGGCGAGCACGCTTCAAATTATCTCTAACGTTCTGGACTTGATCCTTCCATAGATTAGGGTTTGTTGTATTCATTATATCATGCTGTTTCAGCGTGAGTTTATTATTGTTGATTAGTCTTTTGTTCTCTTTCTCTGCTTCCTTAGCATTAAACTCTTTTCGTTGTTGCTTGGTCATCTTGTCTCTACCGACTCTAGCGGCAGGGACTTTCGCTTCTGTTGTGTACTCTTTGAAACTTATCATAGAGGTTCATCTCCGCCGTTTACTGGATTACGTTTCTTACCATCTTGGAAGAAATCTAAGTCTTGAGCGAATCCATATGGATCACTTGCCTTGATTGTAGTATATGCCACCGAACGGGTGCTGTTAGCAGTTGCAACACCAGAAGCGGTAAGACCAGGCGTTGTGGTAAGACGATGCTCACGCGCCGTGGTTCCAATTTCACTATCAGCGATAACTGTATTGGACGTTCCACCAGCAGTTGTATTCAAGGTAGGAACATACATATCCACAATTGTTTTCTTGATGATATCGCTGGTCTTGACCGGACCATAAAACTGCGCCTTCATTTCAAAATCAAGAGTCCAAATCAGCGCTCTACGAGTATCAAAGTCGCCCTCATATACATCTTCCGTAACTACAGATTGCAGGGTGATAGGAATATCTGCCGTGATATCCATAGAAGGAATAGTGTTAATGGTTGCTGTCCAATCAGGCGTAAAAAACGGAACAATTTGTTCCAGTAATTGAACGCCGTCATAAGCATTTTTCACCATGATATACAGACTGAAGGTTAAGTCATAAGGGATACTCTGATATTGCATGTTCAATTTTTGTTCGTCAGTATCAACAACTTTGACGTACCGATTCAAAGTGTTCAATTTTCTCTGAGCACTATATGCCATACTGGTCATTTCAAAACCGATTCGAGGCAATTGCATGGCAACACGACCAGCGTCCAAATCAGGCTCTTCTCTTACCCTAACCAACATCTTTTCTTTTGGTGAATAAGCGATAGGAACTTGAATGGACTGAATACGAGTTCCAGCGGAGTCGTATCTTTGGACAACCATGCTATCAAATAGATGCCCGAAATAATAGACATATCGGCGCATAAGATCATGTTTGAAAAATTGATTACCAGCAAATGACATTAATAATCTTGCTCCCCAAATGGATTCCGTTCTGAGAAGTCTATGATATCATCTGAAATAATGGTGCTTGAGAACGTGGTATTGTTCGCCTGATTGTCAGCAGTATGAGTGAAATAGTTCTCCATGATGATACTAGAAACGCCGTCTTCATTAAGAACTTTGTCGCCGGTTTCAAGCAACATTTCAAAGAATAGCATATCGCCCGAGTATGTGGTTTCAATAACATCAATTGCGCTGTTACCTGTATTGATTCTTTCGTGACTGTAATCAAATAATTCAACTCTTAGATCATAGACATATAGATTACCCAACTGATAGAAAACATCCCTATGCTCTACAAACTTCACTTCATAGATTGAATTATCCATAGGAAAAAAGATTAAATCATGTTCTCTTGGGCGTGTCAAACTAATACTGTAGTTTTCATCCGTTCCAGATTCCATTTGCATTTCGTCATGGACAAGAGATGTTGAAGTTTCCAACAATATATTAGACCCAGTTTCGTCCATTATCTTTTCAGTTTGGAACTGATCAAATCGTTTTCTAGCAACGGTCAGAGTCATTTGGTCACGCATTTCAATTCCAAATCGACCCATGATATCGCCTTCGCCTTCCATGCCCTCTACGTTCTTGATATACATTTCAAGTGTAGGCGCTGAATCGAAAGTGGAAAGAGGGTCTTCACCAAAAAGGTTATCCTCATTCACATAGGTTCGCGGAAGGTATTGGGTGTCAAAACCATACTGGCGGATACTTTCAATAATCAAATCTTCTAATAGATTTTTTTCATTGGAAACTGTGCCACCTTGTTGGGTCTGTTTGAAATACTGATTTAACAATTTTCGACCCTTTCACAATAATATCCTTTATATTGTATATTATTTTTCGCTGACCTACTCATTCCAGAGCGACTAAGTTTATTTTTTCTACAAAATTGAGCCATATTTTTAATGACCTTTTTATCGCCATTCGGGAAAGTTACAAGCCATTGCCGCGATATTGAATTTGAAAATCTTTTAAGGTATTCATCTGTAAATCTATTATTCAACTTTTCCTGATGTTCCTTGGTTCTTTTATGTTTCTTCGCTGATTCGCTCATTTGTTTTTTCACTTCTTCGCTTCTTCTTGTGCCCCAAGCGGGATGATCTTGTCCCTTTGTATATTTTCTATTTTTATGAGCGAGAGTTGATAATTCTTTCATTATTTCATCCCGACCTATTAATCCTCTTAGGCCTTGATATGCTATCCAATCTTCTTTATCACCACAATCTTTCCACCTTTGCTCATGTAAAAAAGCATGTAAAGCAACATTGACCTTTATTATATTAGAAGAATCATTGGTTCCACCAGCATGTTTTGGTATAATATGGTGTTTATGAAATATCATCATCTATCCCATGAGATCGTAGACGGGTAGGCTGTAAGAACTAATCATTTCTTCTTCTAGTCGGGTAATTTCCTCAACAGCCTGTTGATAAATTTCAGCGCCATTGAAAGTTAAACCTCCTGGCAAGGTCATGCCGTTAAATTTGGATAGGTTGGAACCCCATTGTTTTTTGATTAACTGTGCGGCGT